TCACCTTCTTTTCTTGTGTCGCGATGGGCAACGAAAATGATGTGCTTGTTAAGCCCCGAAAGTGTTCGTGTCATCCATGAAAATTCGGCATTGATACCGCTCCAATCCTTGATAGACGGTTGGCGGCTACCACATTTATAAGTAATGATGAAATCCATCATCTTACCGATTGTATCAACTACAATGGTCTGATAAGCAGACAAATCCTCCTGCAAGACCTGTTGAACATCACTCCATGAAGTGACCTGTACAGTATCTATGTTTTCCAAATGCGCCATATTCATACGCTTAACACCATTATCGAAATCCAATAATAACGGTTTCGGTGCGCTCAATGCCACTGTTGATTTTCCCATACCAGCCTGTCCGTAAATCATCATCTTTACAGTGGTAGGGATTACTAATTCATTTGATTTTTTTATAAGACTCATAATCGTAAATATTTAAAAGGTTAATCCAATTGTATCTCTCGCCATTATTCCGCTGACATTCGCCAGCGACAAGGCTTGTTTGATTTCTGTTTTTGAATAATAAAGGGGGGAATTTCGGCTTTCTCCTTTTCTGATAGGCTTTATCAGTTCTTTATTCACAAGTACATTGAACCGCTTCCAGTCTATTCGCATCATCCTTAGCCATTTCTTTACATCCCTCAATCGGATAAGGTCTTGTGCCGGCTCATATGCCTTGACCGCCTCCATATAACCAACCTGATAACTGTCTATCATAATGGATTGGATTTCTTCTATATTCATTCCGCCCTCCTTATTATTTCAATCCGTTCTACTCTTAGTTCTCTTCCTCTTCTCATTTCGCTCTGTTCGTGATAAAGCGATAGAGAAAATATACATAGCAAACTATAAGCTACAGACATACGAACTGTTGGTGAAAAATCCATTGTAAGTTTTACACCGGCTATCCGTTCGTAAAGCATGGTAGCAAGCTCTCTCCCATTCCGTACATGCAATATATCAAAAGCCTTTTGCAACTGGTTGTTAATTGTGCTAACCGCCCGACATTTGATATTGGCAATTTCCTTTTTCTCATACCCTTGCGCATACATCCGTGCTGTAACCTCGCATTCAGGGGTGAGTTCTGTAAATACCCGTTCCATAATCGTGTGAGCTAATGATTATTTCAGTCGTATAAGCGAAGAAAAACCTGGGCAATCTGTTTTTGATACCCTATACATAATGTCAAGTTTTCCTTTCAACTTCTTCGTGAGCCGTGCTTCTTTGTTTCTTCGGGCAGCTTCCATTTTTATCCCAGTGTGCCGAGAGGCTTCAAAGGGGATTCGATATATATCCCCAACCTTTATACTATCAAATAACTTAGTTGTCTGATAGTTCTCATCTACTTTAATTTCCTTTATCATACGCTTTAATTTTGAAAAAAATAGTGGTGATAGCAGGATTTGAACCTGCATAAATTGCTAAGTTTATTGCCGAGCAACGCGTTTCCTATTCCGCCATATCACCGGAAAAAGGTGCGCTATCTTCACAGACGGTACACCCAGTACAAACACAAAATAAAACACGACAAAACAATTTTAACCACCCGTACAAGGGTAAAGGGGTAGCTTGTACTCAGCATCCCTCACGGCTTTTAGTACGGTATAGCACTGACCTTTTCTGTGGCTTTGTTCCCCTGAACCAATTCGATTGGCAACATCACGTTATAATCAGGGGATTTTCTTAACTTTGAGGTGTCAAATCTAAAAATTAAGAAGTATGAAACAGTTTATTGAAATTCCCCAAGACGGGGAATCTGTACTGATTAATGTCAATCACATCGCTGCTGTCAAGTCTAAATCATTTGGTGATGAACAAGGATGTGAAATATTTGTCGCTACCCCTTATCAGAGGGAGCATTGGACTGTCGAGACTGGATGCCTAATAATCCAATCCAAGTTTTCACTCTCTCATCTTCGCCAGCTGATAGAAGAAGCTCTTTAGAGGTCTTACCGTCAAGGATGAACTCTACCCAGGCTTGAACGGCTTGGGTAGTTGAGTGTGTGCCAACTTTCAGAAGAAGCTCTTTGCGTAACTTCTGTTCTTTTCTCTTTCTGAAATACTGAAATATTCTTTTAATCATCACTATATATTTTAAACTTCAACCGTTTTTATTGCCTGTAAAGCCCCCTTTTCATTTCTTATAATTACCGTTATATCCTGCTTCGGTATGGTAGCTTCGTATTTTTTTATTGACTTACGGGCTTCTTCTATCCCCTTACTTATTTCAGACAAAATTTTATCCATTAATTCTTTTCCCATAATTTACTGAATTAAAATTAGTGCCTGTACCCTAATCGAATAGTAGAACCTTATTTCAGTTCAGTACAAGCTATATTTAGACCTTTCAGCGATACGGACACCTGCCCCGCATACTTGACACCGTAAAGATGATTTTCGGTGCTGAAAGTAAAGTTCATTTCAAATCAATATAGCCTACTACCAGTCACCGCATCCCTGCTATGGCAGCTTCTATATTTCGTTATCTTGGTTAATCTTGTACGGCTTATGAATTACACCGCAAAGGTTTTCACATACTTGTCAAAGAACTAATCAATAGTGCCCTACCCGATTCTCGCTATCAGTTGCCGTTCAATCCGTCAATAGGGCTGTCGTGCGTGATATAATCGTGTGATTAATCATCATAAAAGAACTTCTCGCCCGGCTTTCTGAAAAGCCTGTAGCTTGCATACAAGCAGCTTAATACTATCAATGCCTCTATCATACTGCCATTCTATCAAGTTGAAACTCTATATAATCAATCTCTTCTTGAATAACCTCTAAGGCTTCTTCTTTCGTATCGGTGTTGCAGAAAACGCATGCCTCTGCATCAGACATTTTATCCACCTCTTCAAGTTCTTCACAAGCCTTATCTAAAGCCTTTTCAAAGGCATAAGCTTCTATACTATCACATACTCTATAGTTTCTCATATCAGGCAATTTTTAAAAGGTTAGCTTTCTTGTAGCATCTGAACTCTTGGCGTTCTGTGTCGAAATAGGTCTGGACTGTATCGTTCTTCTTTCTGTTGTCAGTACCAGTAATGGTAGGCATCAGCTTTTCATTTAGTGTACCGTAGGCTTCTCTTACAGAACCATCCACCTTTTGAAAGTAGAATTTCACAATCTTGCTTTTCATCTGCAATTTCAATTTCATGTTAGCCCAAGCGCACTTTAATGCTTCTGACATCGTAAAACCGTTCTTGCGAACAAACTGCCATGCAAGACTCATAACTTCGTGTAAAAAATTCTTCGTGCTCATAATCGTGTGATTTAATATGTTTATACTATTGCACCTTATTTGTAAGTTGCGTATCTTTGTATCGTTATCGTGATGCAAAGATACCATATTGTTTGTAATTACAAACACAAAATACAAACAATGTTTGTTTATAAACATTGTTTAACTATTAGGGTAGTTTATACTTTATTATATGAAAAAAGAACATAGAGATAGAAACTGGATATCGTGGATAGCACTTGGGGTGAGTGTTGTTGCAATATTGCTATGGCTATGCAAATACGAACCTGTGACATGGACTCTATTAGATTCTGTGTTAGCTGTTCTTTCTTTTGTTGTGGCGATTATTTCTGTACTTTTTGCCTTTAATATGTTTGGAGTAAAGAAAGATTTGTCTGAATACGTCAATAGAAGAACTGATGATTTGGAGCGTGAACTTCATCAACAGACTTTAAAATCCGCCTTTTACATAGAAGTTAGAATGCTGCATTTAGCCACAATTCAAGGTGATAAAGAAGACATAGAACAATCTATATACATGATGCTTGACATCGTAAAAATTACAAAGAATAAAGAAGATATAGATTATATTTTACAGAAACTAAAAGAAATAGAGGTTGGAACAAATGACGCTTTCAATACCAAAATCTCTATTGAAAAACTAAAAATAAAATTGGAAAGTATTAAAAATATATCATGTGATGCAGCAATTTTTATCAATCGATTATCTATGCCTTAATGATATTATCGCATTGTCAAATAAATCATTAATTGCTTCACGTGATTCTTTAAGTTGCTTACTGCATCCTGATTGATATTTATTTGATTTGCCGTGGAACTTCAAACCGATTAATATCATAAGGATTGATATAGTTGCGTTCATATCATTTTATATAAGTAAAAGCGACAAACTCCAAAGTTGCGGTTTGAAGTTAGGTCGCCTATATAGTCCCTTACGGGAACAGTTAAACAATTTAGTCGAAATCATCCGCAACTTGATTCCGGCACAAATATACAAACTTTGTTTGTAATATCTATATGATTATGGGGAAATTATTATCTAATTACGAAGAACTTCCGGTTGCGAATAAAAAAGTGTATGATTTAGTACAGCATTATACAGATGGAAATATTTCCATGTTCGCAGAATATATAGGAGTAACACAGCAAGTGTTAGAACGTATATTTAGGATAGACAAAAGGAACGGAAAATATCCCAAAGTTTCCGATGGTATTAAAAGTGCTTTGAAAGAAAAACTGAATATCTCCGAATCTTGGTTTATAAGTGAAAACAATCCAGAAAATGAGATAAATAACAACACTCGCCCACGAATACCATACGATGCTGCCGCTGGAGCTCTTACTGACACAATAAATGGGATTACTGAATATGAATGCGAACAGGTTCCCATAATAAGCGTGTTTCCCAAATATGATTTTACTATACGCATAACGGGTAAAAGTATGGAACCTGAATATTATGCTGGGGATGAGGTTGCCTGCTTAAAAATAAATGAAAAAAGATTTATCCAATGGGGGCGCGTTCATGTGCTTGATACTACGCAAGGAGTTGTAATAAAAAGAATATATGATGATGGGGATAGCATACGGTGCAATTCTTTCAACACCGAATATCCTGATTTTTCAATCCCTAAAGAAGATATTCGTTCATTTAATTTAGTAGTAGGCTCGGTAAGATTATAATGAAGACAGAAATAAACAATCCAAATATATAAGTATAATGAAGAAGATTTTATTTTTTATGGTAGCTATATTGCCAATGATACTGTTTACAGCATGTTCATCAGATGATGAAGGTTTAGATAATGGAACAAAATATTTATCTGAAATAGTAGTCAAAGAACACGAAAAGAAATTTGGAGAAATTAGCGAATACGGCGAACTCTACGAACAATACAAATACAACCAAGATGGAACAATCGCAGAAAAAACAACAAACTACTATGTTAATGCTGTAGATTCAAGAATTGACTACACGTATAAATACACATACGACAACCAAGGACGGCTAATTGAACGTAATGATTATGAATTGACATTATTCGAGAAGAAATATAAATACGAGTACAACTCTATTGATTCTGTATCTCGCATGATGGTATATGATGAGGATGGAGATTTAAATGAGGATTGGACATTTGAATATGACAATCAAAGAAGGCTTATAAAAACAATAGAAAAAGATATTTGGCTTAGCAATGACTTTGGATATATCAGCGAATACACATACGAAAACAATAAGGTTTATGTGGTTAAGCATAGCACAAAAGATGAAACGTTGTTCGGAAGATATATTTATGAATATGATTCTAAAGGTAATCTTCTGCAAGAAACGTATATTAGTGGAGATACAGACAAAGAATCAATAGAACAAAAATTTGAATACAAATATGATTCATTGGGACGTATTCAAAGAAAGTCTAAAAAAGCATATTTATTTGATAACTGGACATATTATGATTATCTATATAACGATGATGGTACAATTAATAAAATATCCATATCCTATAGTTATAAAGATGATGAATCAGAGCTGAGATACAATTATGTTTGGAAATAATTAAAACAATAGGGTCATGATTGACTTTCTAACCATCATACTCCTAATATTCGGAGTACTGCAAATCATCCTCTTCTTCAAGGTATGGAGAATGACGAATGACATCAAAGAGATAAGGAACAAGTACCTTAAAGACGAGGACGAGAAACGGAGACAAGAAGCGGAACACGACCCATCTCCGAAAATCAGCGGTGGGTCTAAACCAACAATGTGATGATTTTATAAATTGTTTACCCATTGTTTACCCAAACAAGAACAAAACATAAAACAATAAAATGATTATCAACATAATGCCCAACACTATTCCTTAGATTGTGGTTCTGAATGTCGAGGGTTCGAGTCCCTTCAGTCACCCAAGAAAAAGAGGAATTTCAGTGATGATTTTCCTCTTTTTTTATTATATACCCCCTTTACCGGGACTCAGGGTTCAGTTCGAAAAAGGGTCAACGTAAAAACGGGTCAACGTAAAAACCTGAGGGATTCATAGCTTATGCATAAATTTTCGCCAGTCTGAACAGGAAGAAAGCTCTGTCCTTTACTCCTCTGAATTGTGTGCGGAACTCCTTTATTTTTGCATTGAACGATTCGGAAGCAGCGTTTGTTGAACGTCTGTCAAAGAAGTTGATTATTTCCCGGTAATGCATCTGTACGGAACGTGCCACTCTTCCGAAAGCAAGAAACCCTGATTTTTCCACCTCGTCATACCAGCGGGCAAGATGCGTCAATGCCGCATCCTTGTACCTGCATTGGTGGTATATCAGTCCGAGCCTCATGGAGAGGTAGTATGCTTTCTTAATATCGGGATACTCCCGGAACAGGATGCCGGCGCGTACGCGCTGTGATTCCGTCCACAAGGATTCCTTCTTATATAACAGGTAAATGCTTCTCGAAAGAAGCTGTTTGCGTGAATCACCGTTTTCAAAGACCGGTGCATGATATATCTTCCCGCAGGCTTTGGCATGGGCGATCTGAACGGATTCTTCGTCCAAAGCCTCCCAACGTGCTTTAACGCGCATATCCTGAACCGCCTCATAAGCGAGTTTCTGCACATGGAAACGGTCTGTGACGCGGCGTGCGGCGGGAAAACAGAGGCGGGCGATCTGCTCCATGTTCGGAGCCATATCCATGGTTATCTCCCTGACCTGAAAGCGTCTGCAGCGGGAAAGACGGAGCAGTACGGAGGTCACGGTCTTTACATCTGTTCCTTTCACAACGGCGATAAGACTGCCCGAACGGCCTTTTCTCTCCTTGTTTATCAACACGGTATATAATTCTCCGCGGGAAAGGCAGACTTCATCCAGTCCCACATAAACACCGATGTTCTTCTCGAAAAGAAGCCATTCTTCGGCATGAGGAAGCTGCTCCCAACAGAGATAACCGCTCAGGTGATTCCGGTATTGCCGCTCGAGCAGTTCCCCGTCGATCCCGAACAGCGTTCCCAACAGCCTGCAGCCCACCGGCAGCTTATCAATATAATTCTTTTAAAAAAGACGCAAATTCATGCGTCATACGGCTACCACCGGCAACCAGTTTCCAGTCACGGCTCACGTAACGGTTCTCATCCTTGACAACCCACCTGCGCCGGCGCACGTTCAGAAAAAGCTTCTTGCCGCGTATGGGGAAATCCTGAACCACAACAGGTTCGTAAAAACCCTTGCTCTCAACTTTCATTCCTGCGTATTCTTTAGGAACTTCATTCTTTTCTTCTAAATAAATCACTATTTCCGATGCGCTTTCCTTTACGTCCGAGATGATGAAATAATCCAATGTCCCTTCAGGAAGAAGGAGACGGTAGCCGTTGTTGTCCATAAGATTTCTGAGTTAGTTTTATGCAAAGATAGGATTTTTACAAATATTACCCCTCAGGTTTTTACATTGACCCTTTTTTTCGGACCGCCCTGTTTTTCTACAAAAATAGAGTCGCATTTTACCTTGAATTATGCCGCTCATGTAAACCAAGATGTAAACCGAAAAAAGTATATACGTTAGCTGTTTCAGTTGGAATCCCCTGTAAGAAATATCGTTGTCCATAGTGTATTATGTCGTA